CGGGCAGATCTCGTTCACGGTTCTTCCAATCCCATTGTGTATAACATCTAAAGCCACACTTGTTGTACCACTTACATGACAAGCAACCATTCTCATCCATATAAGCTTGCATCATACCAGCATTATCTTTAGGCTCATACTTCGTGTTGAAGTCACGTTGGTCATATCTATCCCATCTACAGTTTGATGTAGAGTTATCAGGAAAGATTGTAACCTTGTTAAGAGCCAAGCAATGCATATGATTTGTTTCGTTATAGATCAGATCCTTGATAGGATTGATGTCTGGATAGTTATGATACACAAACTTTAGGAACTCAAGATACTCACTATCTGATGGGATCATATAGTCATAACCACGATCAGGAATGTAATCATCAAAGTAGAAGTTATCAAACTTATTATACAGATAGTGAAAGTACTCGTCCTCATCTGCCATAAACTTTTTAATAGAAATAGTGGTTGCAACCATATTAATAGATGTGATATAATCAGCAAAGTATTCTATGTTCTTGCCATAAGGTCCTTTGACAGGTCTACCATCAAAGTCATAAGAACAGATAATATAGGATGGAATGTCTATTGCATTCAAATCATCAAGTAGTTTTTGAACTCTCTCACGTTTACTAAACTGAAAGGATGTTACCCAAACTACTTTAATGTTCTGCTTATGTTCATCATAGATCTTCTTAATCTCAACTAAGAAGTCGTAGTAGACCTCATAAGCCCACTCAGATATTCGGTCTTGAAACAATTCTCCACCAAGCATATTGATCTGAATAACGTCTGCACGGTTCTTCATCTTAATAACATGCTCTTCTACTAGAGGGATCTTGGAGAAGATCTCTTCACGAGACAAGCCTACTGTAGACTTCTTGTCGTGGTGACAAAAAGAACAGTTGAGGTGACAGTTCTCAAAGAGTGTCATCTCAATCTCGGCTATGTCTGGACGTTTAGATTCCAGTAGCTGTTTGGTGAAGTCAAAGTTGTCCAATCATGAATTCCTCTTGGTAATACTCATAGACATCTGGAACCATACCATTAGTATTATCAAAATTAACTTTAGAAAGGATCTCATCATAGATCTCTTTACTTCTCTCATATGGTAGGAAGTGTGGATCGTCTGGTAGTAATTCGTTATAGTTTAGTACATCATAGAACTGCTCACCAAAGTCTTCGGCTATCCAATTGGCATAGCAGATTGCAACGAAGAACGACTTCGCTGGGTAGATCCACTGATCCACTCTCTTATCGAAGTGCATCAAAGCATCTTCTACAATAAATTCTGGCCTATTCAATACATCAACATCCGTCAAATCGTCACGGTGGTTTGTTGTCATATGATTATACGCCTTCTGTCTCGCTTTCCAATTTTCCATAGTAATCTAGTAATCCTTTATATCCATTGCAACTGTTGTCTAAATCCAATACGTACCGATAGTGCTCGGTAAGACATGTACCGAAATAGGTACAGCTACGACAAATGTCGCTAAGATTATCAACAGCTTCGTTATCTGCCCATTGTTTATATTCATAATATGTGCTATACTCCTTGAAGTACTCTTTATCATGCTTATCAAACTCCAATACGCCAAACTTACCAGATGGTGTGATATAGACGTGGTCATTGGAAAAGGCATTGTACTCTTTATCTATACTTCTATAAATGTTGTGTATGTTTTGGAAGTCAAAGTTCTTCTTAGTCTTAGCCTCATCAAACCTAATAACGAAGTCCTCAAAGTCTTTATGAGTAACATCAAATGCATTGGCTTGGTTGATAGAGTAAGGCTTGATCTCTACCGACTTGACATTAGAAACCATGTTAAGAGTGAAGATCATAAACTCCACATCCATCTTCAATACTTTAGGCGATGCAAGGATAAGGACAGCAAGATCCTTATTAGCATTCATCATGTTATTTAGAACAAACTGTTCTTTCTCTCTTGCGTGGAAGTCATAAGATACCGATAGGGTAACATCATCATCACGGAAGAAGTCTGGAAATGCTGACAGATTTGTGTTGATGTGGATACTACCACCATAGTATCTCCTAATCACCTCTTTGATCGAATAATAATACTCTGGTGTTAGTAATCCAATCTCACCGCCATATAAATCAACATGAGTTATAGGATCTGTTATTTGACCCATAGAATGTTGTAACCACATTGGGTTTATCTTGTGTCTATCATTTAACTGTTGCTTTGTCAAGTAACAAAAGTCGCAAGAGAAGTTACAATAGTAAGTTGGGTTAATTGATAGATTCATCGACATAGGGCGTCACTCCATCAGGACTCATATTATTGGTAGCAAGGATACGAGGTGCTAATGCTTTCATCTGCCTACAATGACCTTCAACAGTACCTTCACGTTTCATATCACGCACAGTTTTCTTACAACCATTGCAGATTTCAAACATAGGGCATGTGTAACAAGCCATCTTCATTGTCTGAATGTTGGGGTCGTGTTGCAGTGGTGTTTGCAACTTTCCTGCCATCTCAGTTTCGAAGTCGATAGGATAATCCATATCATCTGCAAATGAACCACAAGAGTAGTAATCACCTCCTGGGTTAAATGCACGGATACCTTCATCACACGCTCTATTCTGTGGGCATGATGTAGAAGATCCCCCAAGACGTTTCATCATTTGCTTAGTGTTGAACTCATGATCGGCTAGACCACGGTCATAAATCTCAAGATATGTTTCGTAGATCTTGCTTAATTGATACGTAGATCCCTGTACACCAGAAGCCATAGCATAGTTCAACTTACACTCGACGCCCATCTCTTTTGCTAGTTCTACATTCTTAATGGCGAGATGCTCATTCTCTTCTGTAATAACTGCGATAAAATCTGGACGTTCACCTGTATGCTTCAACATGGCATTAGACACCATCCAAAAGTCTGCCTCTGTGAACTCTGAATAATCGCCTTTTAGTCTACCGCCACCATACTGAAATGATGTGGCACAACCAAATCGTTCGTTCTGAAAGATGGGTAACCACTTCTTAGGTTTCATTAGGAAAGGCCAAAGGTTGGACGTAAAGCTAATGCTTGCTGGGTAATCATGCTCATTAAGGTGGTCAATTAGATCTTGATAATACTGTGGCTTGACCATAAGAGGGTCACCACCATTAACAATAATTGTGTTAGTCTCTGGAAACCTTTCTAAGAACCTATAGATATAGCTCAAGTCTAACAGACCAACCTCATTGGGATCGATATCTGTTGACGAGCAAAATGTACACTTGAAGTTACACGCTTCGGTTGGCTTTACGATTAAATCCATTTCTTCTCTTTCGCTAACTTCATCATCAATGTTTTAGGCGCAGGGCACACATCATCCATCCATTGTAACTGATGACAGTCAGAATGGCAATACATAAAGACTGGACATTTGTAACACCGTTCATCACGTTCATGCTGTTCACAAGATATGATCTCCATACGCTTAGGACTTAATCTTACTTCCTTTGCTGGTGTATCTATATGACCATAATGCATGGTTGGTGCGGTGTTAGGACAGCCTGCGACAGTACCGTCTGCATTAATAGTGTGGATCTTTTGTTCGCAATCACGACAGAATGTGCCGATCTGGAACTGCCCTTTGTTGAACTTGTCGTAGATGGATCCCATAAAGCCGTTTTCTACAGGGTGATCTTGAGTTTGTTCATGCATCAGCATCCACCAAGCATCTAGTTCAGAGTTATGAGGAAAGATGTCCGTATTGATTGTGGCATTACCATCATGGGTAAGTCGTTCATAAGAGATCTCAGCAACACCAAGAGACTCCATATAATCAGCAATCTCCAACGGTTGTAGTTTAATAACATCCTTAGATACAGAGATAAAGCACTTGACACTATGCCCAAGTCCTGTCAACTGCTTAACATTATTTTCCCACATCTTCCTTTGATGTTCGTTAGTAAAACGAATATTAGGATCCCATGAGGTGCCGATGTTACCACCTGTAATGATTTCACTAAAGAATGCAAGTTTCTCTTCGGTAAGCTTAAACACAAGATTTGTTGTGATACCATGAGTTGCACGATCACCCCATTGAGCTTTAGTGATGTCATGGAATTCTCGTAGGTGTGCCATGGGCGCAAGCATAGGCTCACCACCATGGTACTCTAAATGGATCTGGTTAGAGCCAGTGTCGAGTTCGTTACACCAATTTGCGGTCTTCACGTGATCAAAATAGATCTTACGCCCATTCATACCAGAAGTAAAACAGTGACTGCAATTAAGATTACAAGTTTCAGTAGTCTTTACGTAGATTACCGAATGTGTTTGTGTCGTTAATGCCATAGCTTAATGTCAATGCTTTCTCTGAGTTGAGCGCAACGTGTGGTGTGTCTGCGGGAATAAAGATCTTCGTTCCCTTTTCTATCATCACGTATTGGTCGTCAATTTCCATTATCTTACGCCCATCAAGGCATTCGATATAGATATCTATAGGATCTGTATGTACAGGAAATGAAGGAGCATTTGTAGGAGCATAGAATATATGGATAGTCCCATCATAAGGTTGGATACGTTCATATCCCTCTACCTTAATCGTATCATCTCCACTAAACCAAAGATCAACCACCTTGCCCCTATATGCAAATAAATCGTCATGCTCTATGTACTGTTGTTCTCCTCTATTGTTAATAAAGGAGACCGAACAGTCATTAAAACATTCTTCACTCATCAAGAAGTCGAAGAATTCGTCAAATGTCATTATCCACCTATAGACAGTGGAGTAAGCATGCTTGAAGATACTTTCCAAACATTGGGGTTATTACGTTCATTTACTATAACTGTTTTCTGATTAACTTTCTTAACAGATCCTGTTACAGTGCTTCCATCACGGCGCATCCAAGAGACAATATCGCCAACACGCAAGGTAGCGTTTGTGGCATAAGACAGTGAGTTGCGGCGAGATTTGATCGCTTCAACTACACGGTTGATTTCTGAAGCGTCCATACGATTGATTTGGTCAAGTACTGTGTTCATCATAGTCATGTGATTCTCTCTTTTCATTTGTTATACCTATTTCTAGCATACCCGAAACATAGAGTCAAGTGTTATTACTAGTATATATAGATGTATATTAACATGATGAAAGAAGTGAGATGGATATCCATAATCTATGGCCTACACAGATGGGTCAAGGAAAGTTCGACACCACTGGTTTAGTGGAACATATATTTAGCACATACAATCTAAACGAACCACCTAGCGATTTGGGTGGATATAACATATTGGATGATAAGAGTGCTGTTATGAGTGCCTTTAATAGTACTGTTAAGAGTGCTTTTAATGACTACCTAAAGAGTACTATTGATTGCTCTATTGAGGATTGGGACAACTACAAGCTAAAGGGTTGGATCACTGGTCACGGTAAAGACTATTCAATGACTATTCACAATCATTCGGGAGCACACTTATCTGGCGTGTTCTATATACTAGCAGAAGATCAAAATTCGGGCGGCGACTTGGTGCTACACGATCCTAGATCTAATGCCAATCGGGGGTATGACGAATATTTCAATCCAATGTTTAACAGACATCATCATCAACCTGAGACAGGAGACTTCTTGATCTTCCCAAGTTTCGCTTATCACCACGTCAACCCTTACTACTCCGAACTACGGATCTGCGTCCCTGTTGATTTGTATCTCTACAGAGACTAATATATAACACTGAAAAGGAATCATTATGCACAAGCTAGTTATTAATCTAAATCGAAGAACTGACAGAAAAAGATCCTTTATGGGTGAATGTGGTTGGTTGGAAGATTATCAATTCGTATTTGCCATTGATGGTCATGACATTGATCACCAACGTATGGTAGACAATGAATTTGGTGTTAATCACAAATGGCGTGATCCATTCAAGAACCGTAGAATTACAAAGGGTGAGGTTGGTTGCTTCCTATCACACTATCAGGCGTGGCAGAAAGTAGTTGAACTAAACGAGACTACAATCATCTTCGAAGATGATGTTAAGATCGACAGATTTAAGTGGAAAGAGAACGAATACCACGAGTGGATGGATGAGCATAATATCGATCTACTATATTTGGGTCACAACGAGAATAACGAAACTGGTGTCACAGAAGGTGGCAATCAACACCTAGTTAAGCCTTGCTATCCATACAATGGTCATGCATATATGCTAACTGTTAAAATGGCGCATGATCTTATTAATAGTGGTTTCCACAGAAAGATCATCCCTGTAGATGAGGTCTTGGCTCAGAAGGTAAAGACACATAACGTACAAGCACTCAAAGTAGAGATTGCGACACAGATTAGTAGAGAAGCTCTTGGATCTGACATTGAGCCACAAAGCCATGACGATTGGTTCCAAAACTTCAATGTTCATGCGGTTACGGTTGGTACGGATAGATCTAAGTGTGTAGCATTGAATGACAGTGCGGCACTAATGGGATTTGATGTTAAGAACTTGGGCACTAATGTCGATTGGGCTGGTACAGACATGCAAGGCCCTGGTGGTGGACATAAAGTTAACTTGGTGCGAGACTATCTCGACACCTTGCCCGAAAACGATATTCTTCTATTCACAGATGCATATGACGTATTCTTTACAAATAATCTACAAGAAATCGTTAAACGGTATATGGACGCTTCTGTAGAGATCCTATTCGGGGCAGAAGCAAGCTGTTGGCCTGACGAGAGCATGCAAAGCCTACATCCAGAACCCAACCTCTTTCATTACAAATACCTCAACAGTGGACAATACATTGGTAGGGTTGGTGCATTAAAAGACTTCTTTGGAGAACGACTTAACGATGATGATGACGATCAGCTATACATGCAACGTGTCTGGCTAAACGATACTACTAAATTCTCTGTAGGGTTGGACTATGAACAATATATCTTCCAAACGCACGAGCCAGAAGTAGACGTAGGTAATGAGCTATGGAACCCAATCACGAATACTGTTCCTTGTCTATATCATGGTAACGGTGGGTTTGAGGCTAAAGTAAAGTTTGATAACCTATGGAGCCAAGTGCACACCAAATACACAAAGGCATTGCCTAAACCTAAAACCGCTTTAGGAACAACTCCACAGTCTCCGATGTTCATCCCCCATCACGGTAAGGTTGACATGCTTGAAAAGGACATGATGGTTGTGGACTTCATGACACAAAGCCAGTGTGATCGTTTGATTGAAATGGGTGATAACCACGGCAAGTGGGCACCTATGCCAGAAGATAAGTTTCCAGCATATGAGATCCGTGTCAAAGAACTAGGATTGTGGAATGAGCTAGAAACCCATTGGAAAGAACATATCGTACCAATCGTAGAGAAGCTTTGGCACCCTATTGAAATGTATGGTATGCGTGATGCATTCGTTATGCGATATTCGGTGGACACTCAAAAGAGTTTGCCTTTGCACAATGATGCCTCTCTTGTTACAGGATCCGTTAAGCTCAATGATGACTATAAAGGTGCGTCTTTGATCTACCCAAGACAGGGTGTTAACAACGATGATGTGCCTTGTGGTAAGATGATTCTGTTTCCGGGCATGGTCACACACGGTCATGAGTGTACAGAACTTGTTTCGGGAACGAAATATAGCTTTACAATGTGGACACAACGCTACCCTGGGGATATAAATTAGTATAAATAGAAGTAACGGATTACACATGGGACGAGTTAGATGGCAAAACCGAATTCAAGATCGACATTAATTGACTATGCAAAGCGAAGATTGGGTGAGCCTGTTCTCGAAATTAATGTTGATGAGGATCAAGTAGAAGACAGATTGGACGAAGCTCTTGAATACTTTCAAGAGTACCATTCTGATGCGACTAAGACAGTCTATCTAAAGTATCTTATTACGGCAGATGATGTCACTAACAAATATATCCCTATCCCATCCGACTATCTATTTGTGAAAAGAGTCCTTCCAATCAATGGTGGGGCTTCTTCTAGCGGAATGTTCTCTTTGGGCTATCAGCTTAGGTTGAACGATCTTGCAGTCATGGGTAAGTTCATGGGAGACATGGCATATTATACAATGATGCAACAGCACATTGCTATGATTGACCAAACACTAAACGGAATGCCACAGGTTAATTACTCTCAATACGAAAGTAAGCTATACATTCATGGCGAGTTTGAAACACAAGATATTAAAGAAGGCCAATACATTATTGTAGAAGGCACTCAACTTGTAGATCCTGTAGCAAACACATCAGTGTATAACGACAGGTTTGTTAAGGCATACTTTACTGCATTGGTCAAGCAACAATGGGGGCAAAACCTTAGTAAGTTTGAAGGTATGCAATTGCCTGGTGGTGTGACGATGAATGGCTTGGCTATACTAGAGGCCGCAAACGCAGAAGTATTGAAACTCGAAGAGGATATGAGACTAGAGCATGAACTCCCTGTAGAATTCTTTGTAGGTTAATATGCGCAATTTATACTTTTCAGATGGTCATAAGTCAGAACAACTTCTTTACGAAGATCTAACAATCGAAGCATTGCGGATCTATGGTCAGGACATGTATTACATGCCACGTGATCTAGTGAACGTAGATGATGTGTTTAAAGAAGATCCAGTATCCTCATTCAACTCTAGTTACAGACTTGAGATGTATGTGGAGAACAATGATGGGTTTGACGGTGAAGGCGACTTATTCAGTAAGTTTGGTGTAGAGATCAGAGACAGTGTAACACTTGTCGTAGCCAAAAGGCGTTGGAACCAAACAGTACGTAAGTTTGATAACGAGATTAAGACAGATAGGCCAGCAGAAGGCGATCTTATTTACACCCCATTTGCAGGCAAACTGTTTCAGATCGTGCACGTTGAGCACGAACAGCCTTTCTATCAGCTAAACAACCTACCAACATATAAGATCCGTTGTGAATTGTTTGAATACAATGACGAAGATATTGATACAGGTAATGCGAATATCGATCAAATTGAGATTGATAATGCCTATAGATATGACATTAAAGTTAATCGTGGTAAGACCGCAACAGCAACAGCGAGTATTTCATAATGTCATTACAAGGTATCACAAGCATTACTCTTACTGACAGTGGTGATCTATACACAACAGTTCCTTCCATAACCTTTTCGGCACCCACAACAGCCAAGAAACCAGCAAGACTAATCGCTATTTTGAATAGTGGCAGTCTTAACCAAATTAACATCGATAGTGGCGGAAGCTACTATGAGGATGGATCTACTCCTACTATTACAATTGCATCTAGTGTTGGCACTACGGCAACTGCAACTGCAACAGTTCTAAACGGAAGAGTTAACTCGGTTACTCTAACGGATAGTGGTCAAGGATATCAATCTGTACCTGCTGTTACGATTTTAGGTCCAAGTAAGAATGCGACTGACTTTATTGCAGTTGGATACCCAAATCTAGACAGTGCTACTAGTAAACTTACTTCAATAACAATTGTGGACAGTGGAGATTTCTATACTTCCCCACCATCTATTCTAATATCAGATCCACAGCTATTCCAACCGTTTCTTGTTGGCGAATATGTTAACCAAGACAGCGCATCAGACGGTGGTGTTTTGACAGCCGAAGTTGCGGCATACAATGATAGTAGCGAAATCTTATCGCTTATTCATGTTGGTTCGGCAAACAACTTGGGATCATTCGCACTACCATCGACTGGCAAGTATCTCACTGGGCAAAACTCAGGTGCTACTGCTAAGATTGTTAGCTCTACGCAGAAAGATACTGTAGATCAACAGAACTTCGAATTTGCTACTGAGATAGAGGACTTCCTAGACTTTAGTGAAGGCAATCCATTTGGCGAAATCAGTAAAAGCACAGGACTTTCAAGCTAATGTTTAATGATTACTTTTATCACGAGAGACTACGTAAAACAGTAGCTATATTCGGTTCGCTCTTTACAAAGATCCATGTAATGAGAACGGACAAGAACGGCAAAGTGTTAAGCACAATTCGTGTTCCTTTGGCATACTCTCCTAGATCTAAGTTTCTTCTTAGGTTACAACAGGTGGGCGAATTTGGTGTTGACGATTCAGTTGCTATAAAGTTGCCACGCATGACCTTTGAGATGACTTCAATGGCATATGATGCGACACGACAGTTGTCTAAGACTAACGCTAGACTTCAACAAGCGACAGTAAACGACAACAGTAAACGTGCCAAAGTAAAACAATCAGTTCCCTACATTGTAACATTTTCTCTTGGGATCTATGCAAATAATCAGGATGATGCTCTACAAATTGTAGAACAGATCATACCAACCTTTGCACCACAATACACTGTGACTATGAGACCGTACAAAGACTATCCAGATATCAAAGAAGATGTTCCAATTACACTACAATCAGTGGCGTTTGTCAATGAGGGTGAGGGTCAACAAGAACAAAGACAGTCAGTACAATATGTAATGGACTTTGAAGTTAAGACTAGCTTCACAGGTGCAATCGATGATGGCGAAGTCATTACTAAGTCTATCATGGAATACGAACTCGAAAAGGGTACTAAGGTACTTACGACAACGACAACCCCCACAATAATACCAATGTATGATTCTGACTACGGATTTACTAAGACTTATAATTATGAGGAAATAACGAGCGATGACGGATGAGACTAATATCAAGAGTGATTATGATAAGTCACGAGAGACATATTACGATCTGATCGAAAAGGGACAAGATGCCTTAAGCATGATGATGGAAGTTGCACGAGAAAGTGAACATCCACGTGCCTATGAGGTGTTGTCTGGTATGATCAAGAACGTTGCTGATGTTAACGACAAGCTTATGGATCTTAATAAGAAGAATAAAGATATTCAGAAGAGTGATGCTCCAGCTATTGAAAGTGCTGGAACAACCAATAACAATGTCTTTATCGGATCTAGTACAGATCTTCAACGTATGTTACAGGATGTCAAAGAATTACCCACAGAAGTGATTGACATTACGCCTGATGGTGAATAAAGAACAAGGCTACCTTGGCAATAATAACGTCAAGAAGGATGGGGTAATAGCTCCATGGTCTCAGGAAACGATCCTTGAGTACAAAAAGTGTATGGAAGATCCTAAGTATTTTGCTAAGAACTACTGTAAGGTTATTCACCTTGACAGAGGCTTAGTTAACTTCGATCTGTATCCATATCAAGAGACGATGTTTGACCACTTCAACAATAATCGTTTCTCTATTGTGTTGGCCTGTCGGCAATCTGGTAAATCTATCTCATCCGTTGCGTACATTCTATGGTATGCTATCTTCCACACAGAGAAGAACGTTGCTATCCTAGCAAACAAAGGTGCTACTGCTAGGGAGATGTTGGCACGTGTTACTCTTATGTTAGAGAACCTACCATACTTCCTACAACCAGGAACTAAAGCACTTAACAAAGGTTCAATAGAATTCAGTAACAACTCTAAGATCCTTGCGTCTGCTACAAGCGGATCTTCTATTCGTGGTCTATCTATCAACCTACTGTTCCTTGACGAGTTTGCATTCGTTGAGAACGATGCTCAATTCTACACATCAACATATCCTGTTGTGTCATCTGGTAAGGACACCAAGGTTATCATTACATCCACTGCTAACGGCATTGGTAATGTATTCCATAAGATTTGGGAAGGTGCTCAACAACAAACCAATACATTCATACCGTTCAGAGTTGATTGGTGGGATGTTCCGGGTCGTGATGATGCGTGGAAACAAGAGACGATCAACAACACAAGCCAATTACAGTTTGACCAAGAGTACGGTAATACGTTCTTTGGTACAGGTGATACATTAATCGATGCTGAAACACTGATGAAGTTGAGAGCCAAGAACCCCATTAGAGTTAATGGGGATTGTCTAATCTATGAAGAAACAGTAAAGAACCACGAATACATTTGTTGTGTTGACGTGGCTAAAGGCAGAGGTCAAGACTACTCGACATTCAATATGATCGATATTAGTACAGTACCATTCAGACAAGTGGCTGTCTATAGAAATAATAGGATCTCACCTATTCTGTTTCCAGACATTATCTTTAAGTTCGCCACAGCATATAACAACGCATACGTGATAGTAGAGAGTAATGATCAGGGGTCTTTGGTGTGTCAAGGGTTATACCAAGATCTAGAGTATGAGAATATGCACGTCGAAAGTGCTACAAAGAGTAGTGGTATCGGCATTGAGATGAACAGAAAGATTAAACGTATTGGTTGTTCTGGTTTTAAAGACATCCTTGAGAACCACAAACTCGATATTGTGGACGAACAGACCATCATTGAGATCTCCACATTTGAGGCTAGAGGCAACTCTTTTGAAGCATCTAACGGCAACCATGACGATCTTGTGATGAACTTTGTTATGTTTGGATATTTTGCTTCTAGTGCATTCTTTGGTGATATGACGGATATCAATCTCAAAGACATGTTGTTTCAACAACGAATGGCTGATATTGAAGCGGACGTTTTACCATTTGGGTTTGTGGATGATGGTGTGGGGGATCAACCACCACCAGTAGATCACGAAAGATTCGGTTGGGGGATAACGGTAAGTGATAAGTGGGACTTAAGCTAGGAATAGTTTTCTTATAAATAACAGCGTAACCTTGAAATCCCACCGCATTATGTATTACTTATCATTTCAAAAGGAAAATAACCATGGCAATTGGAACACCATCCCAAAGTCCAGCGATTGTTATCAAAGAAGTAGATCTGTCAGGCACAGTGCCTAACGTACAATCTACAACTGGTGCAATAGTTGGCGGCTTCCGTTGGGGTCCAGTAGAAACAAGACAGCGTATCTCTAACGAGACCGAACTTGCGGCTACATTTGGCACACCTAACGATGCTTTCAGTTCAGACTTTCACACTGCGGCATACTACTTACGTTATAGCTCAGACTTGTTTGTAACACGTTCTATCACATCAAATGCAAGAAATGCACACGATAATGTTAACGCCACTACAGACAACCCAGTAATCAAAAACGCAGACGATTGGGACACCCAAATCGCAAGCCGTGACTCAGACGGTCACACATTCATTGCAAAATACCCAGGTGAGCTTGGGGATGCATTAGAAATTCAAGTATGTCCTGCACACACAGCATCATTCACAAATTGGGCTTATAAACCTAGCTTTGATGGTCAACCCGGAACATCCGCACATGCGGCAGACAAAAACGCTTTGAACGATGAGGTTCACATTGCGGTTATCGATAAAGATGGTAACTTTGGATCAAAGGGTGCAGTTCTTGAAACTTACCCATTCGTATCTTTGGCACTTGGTGCTAAGAACGCAGATGGCTCAACCAACTACGTTAAAGACATCGTCAACACAGGTTCAAACTATGTTTGGATGGCTGGATTTGAAACAGCATTTACAGATGTAGGTGCAGGCACACTAGCAGATAGTGGAGAAGATTTCATCCTATCAGCACCTGCTGTTAAGACATATAACCTATCAGGTGGCGTAACATCAAGTGGCTTCACTGCTGGAGATATCACATCAAGCTTCGATCTATACGAAGACGTTGATACGGTTACAGTAGACTTCTTGATTGCTCCGGGTATGACAAGTCGTGCAGACCAAACAACAGTCGTTAACGATCTTGTTGCAACAGCAAAATTACGTAAAGATTGCGTAGTGGTTGCAGGTCCTGCTAGTAGTGACATCATTGGCGTAAACAACTCAACTACAATCACAACAAATGTTACTGCTACAGCCGACACATTTACATACGACAGCACATTGTTTGTCGATTGTAACTGGCTGAAAGTGTATGACAAGTACAACGATAAGTATGTTAGCATCCCTGCCGCTTCATCTACAGCGGGCATTATGTCTGCATCTGATGCAAACGGTGCACCATGGATCTCACCAGCTGGTGGAAGACGTGGTCAATACTTAGGTGTTACATCTACTGTTTACAATCCAACTAAAACGCAACGTGATACATTGTATAAAGCAGGCATTAACCCTGTTGGCAATATTCCAGGTCAAGGTGTTTTACTCTTTGGTGATAAGACACACATGAGTAGACCATCCGCATTTGATCGTATCAATGTTCGCAGATTGTTCCTCGTAGTTGAGAGAGCCATTGGCGAAGCGGCTAAAAACGTAATGTTTGAACTTAATGATGAGTTCACTCGTGCAGAATTTGTTAACATCGTAGAGCCAGTCCTAAGAGAAATCAAAGGTCGCCGTGGCATTACAGACTTTAAGGTAGTTTGTGACGAAACAAATAACACATCGTCTGTTATTGATCGTAACGAATTTATCGCTAACATTTTCATCAAACCAGCACGTTCCATCAACTTCATCACCCTTAACTTCGTTGCAGTACGTAGCGGCGTAGAGTTTGAAGAAGTTGTAGGCACGGTATAAGTAGAGTAGAAAGGAACATTTAAATGGCTATTCTTGGAGTAGACGATTTTAAAGCCAAACTCGCTGGTGGTGGAGCTAGACCTAACCTATTTAAGGTAACAGTCAACTTCCCTGCTTATGCTGGTGGCAACGTCGAACAAACATCATTCATGTGTAAGGGTGCTCAGTTACCTGCATCTGTGATTGCACCTATCCCTGTATCATTCAGAGGTAGACAATTGCAAATTGCTGGCGACAGAACATTTGAACCATGGACTGTAACAATCATTAACGATACGGACTTCGGTGTTCGTGACAGTATGGAACGTTGGATGAACGGTATTAACGGTCACACAACTAACACTGGTATTGTTAACCCTGCTGACTATCAGTCTGATCTTATTGTTGAGCAATTGGATCGTGACGAAACAGTACTCAAATCATACACTTTCCGTGGTTGTTTCCCAACCAATGTAGGTGCTATTGATCTGAATTATGATACAACTGGTGCGATTGAGGAGTTCCCTGTTGAATTCCAAATCCAATACTGGGAATCAAATACCACTACTTAATAGTAGTATAAATAACAAGGTAGAGGGGGAAACTCCTCTACCTTACTTTTAAATGGAAAGAAACTATGGCAGACAACAGTAATCAAGGCATTAAATTATTCGGCTTCGAGATTCGTAGAGCTGGCGCACGTAAAGCGGCGGCTAAGAATCAACTTGATTCCATTGTACCACCAACGGATGATGATGGAGCAGGATACGTTACTGCATCTGGTTCTCACTTCGGTCAATATGTAAACCTAGACGGTGATGAATCCAAAGACAACGTAGAACTAATTAGGCAGTATCGTGGGGTTGCTATGCATCCCGAAGTCGATGCGGCTATCGAAGATATTGTAAACGAAGCAGTTACCATTGAGGATAAGGGACTATCAGTCAAGCTTGTTCTTGATGATGTCGAAGCTTCAGATAAAATTAAGAAAGAGATCCAACTAGAGTTTGATAACGTATTGGGTATGCTTAAGTTCAACGATCTTGGACATGACATCTTCAGACGCTTTTATATCGATGGGCGGATGTATCACCACCTAGTTGTAAATGAATCAAATCTAAAAGCAGGTATTCAAGAAGTACGTGCTATCGATGCTACCAAGATCCGTAAGGTTAAGGAAGTAAGGACTAAGAAAGATCCACTAACAGGTGCAAAGATCGTCGAGAAAGTTGACGAACACTTCATCTATCAGGATAAACCTGGAGAAACAGTCAACGGTATTAAGTTAACACCAGACAGTGTGAGTTATGTGACATCTGGTCTATTAGATGAGAGCCGTAAGAAGGTTGTTTCATATCTACATAAAGCTCTAAAACCAATTAACCAATTGCGTATGATGGAAGACAGTTTGGTCATCTATCGTTTAGCACGTGCACCAGAACGTAGGATCTTCTACATTGACGTAGGCAACATGCCACGTGGTAAGTCAGAAGAGTACATGAAGGGCATTATGACTAAGTACCGCAATAAGTTGGTATACGATGCTAATACAGGTAAGCTTAAAGATGACCGCAAGCACATGTCTATGTTGGAAGACTTTTGGCTACCAAGACGTGAAGGTGGTCGTGGTACAGAAATCTCTACACTTCCGGGTGGAGAGAACCTTGGACAGATTGACGATATTATCTACTTCCAGAAACGTCTATATAGATCATTGAATGTCCCTGCCTCAAGACTAGAGGGAGAGCAACAGAGTGGGCTATTAGGTAGATCCACAGAGATCAACCGTGACGAACTTAAATTTCAGAAGTTCGTCGATAGACTTCGTCGCCGCTTCTCTGGACTATTCCTAGAGATCCTTAGAAAGCAACTTGTTCTGAAAGGAACTATTACTAATGAAGATTGGGAAGCATGGCGTAACGAGATGGTTGTTGACTATGTGTCTGATAACCATTTTGCAGAACTTCGCAATGCAGAATTGGTCAGAGAAAGACTACAGACCCTAGATATGACACAACAGTACGTTGGCGAGTTCTATTCTAAGGAATGGGTATTTAAGAACGTCTTGAACCTATCTGATGAAGAGATGGAAGAGATGAAGAAACAAATGAAGCAGGAAGAAGCTGATGGCGAGACTATGCCAGATGAAGGTGGGGATGAAGAGTATAACGAACCCAAACCTGCACCAGTTGAAGTCAAGGTAGTGCCAGACGAACCCGAAGAGAAACCAAGGGTAGACACTGACAAGCCTAAGAAAGATCCCAAGGATCCTAAACAAAAGAAAGATGATAAATAATGGAAATGAACGATACACTAACAAACTTCATTGATCAAGTAGCAGTCAAAGACTTTGCGAAAGCGGAACCAACGTTCCAAGATATGATGACCGCAAAGATTGGTGACGCATTAGATGCTGAGAAGATTGCGGTTGCTAATATCATCCACAATGGTGGTGAAGATGCTGTAGTTGATAATGACGCTACTGAGGTCGAAATTGATGTACCAGAAGTAGAAGAAACTGCCGCATAATAGCAAGGCTAATTGTTATAAATAATAGCTGAAACAAAAGGTAACATCAATGAAGAAGTTCTCAGAGATACGTGAAGCTAAAAAGAAGATGCCTCCGGGCGAACATGTCTTCGATACCAAAATTTCTGGTATTAGTGTAATGGTTCACAAGATAAAAAACAAGTTTGTTACCTACGTTGACAACGACAAGTTGGACACATTCCGTGACTTAAACACAGCAAAAAAGGCTGGGGCGGAATTCGTCAAGCAATATAAGGCTTAACAATGGCATTTAGGCATATACCAGGAAACTCTCAGTATCAGTACGACCAATCCCCTCCTGATCCAGGTGTCGGGCACCCCCTACGTGCGCTATGGCAGAAATCAGAAAATGGTATAAGAACTGAGCACGGTCAATCAACCTATGTGCGCTGTCACAGAGTAGGAAGTAATGAAGCTGATCCTAATGATCCCCATGTTCATGGCGAGATCAGTAAATCCTATTGGGATTTGAGATCGTCGGTGTCTTCGTATGGAGTACTTGCTCTTGAACCAAAGCTCATTCTCGACTTCAAGGAGAGTGTCTTTGACACGAATGGCACTGCTAGTACCTTTGATGCATCTATAACTCACTCAGCTTCCTCTAATGCGACCATGACAGACAGTGATGGCTTGCTGAAGTGGCGTCCGCATAACTTGATGACCTATAGTCAAGACTTCACTAATTCAAATTGGGTAACGAACTTAACATCTGTTGCAAACGCTACTACTGCACCAGATGGTACATTAACTGCCGATAAGATAATCGAAGGTTCTGGAGATACAAGGGGTAGGTCTCAACAGAGTGTGGCAGTAGCGGGAAGAACAATAGCTGTTTATGCTAAAGCCGCAGAATGGGACCATGTTGCATTAGCTGTTACAAATGGTTCAGGTTACTGGTCAGTTGCTACTTTCAACTTAACATCAGGAACACTCGCTGGTGGGGTACAATACGGTACTGTTGGTTATGTTGGTAATCCCACTATTACTTCTGTTGGAGACGGATGGTATTTGTGCGCTGTTGATATTACAACACAGACAGGCTCATCTCCTTGGGCGGCTATCATGCCTTTTAACCAGTCTGGTAATCCTGTTAACCCAAGCCCTGCACTTGTAGGAGATGGAACTTCGGGCATCTATGTCTGGGGCGCACACACATTCCGCAGTGACCTCGGTGGCATGGTAAACAACCCTGACCGTGGTGACAGCTACGTTCCAACGACAACTACTCCTGCCTACCTTTCTCGTCGTGGTCATCACATCTACAATGGTGATGCTTGGGTTAACGAAGGCATCCTCCACGAGAGTGAAGCTCGGACTAACATATGCACATACTCTAACGACTTTGGTAATGTGGCATATCTTAAATGGCTTCCATCAAACATCACTGTTACCCCAAACTCTGCAATTTCCCCTGATGGCACAACAAATGCTACAAAGTTTGACATGGCTTCTAATGGCTACACTAGAAAGATATCTGGTCATGTTCCTAGTGTTGGTCAGACCTATACGTTCTCTGTCTGGATAAAGGCAGGGACTGCTAGTGAAGTAAGCACTGTTCTGCTATTTAGTGGTGGTGGACTTGGTTACACCGCAGTAACTCATACCCTTACTAATGAATGGCAACGGTTTACCGTTACGTCGACTCTCGCTTCGGGAACACCTGACCAAGTTAGAGCTAGAATTTTAGCAACACAGGCTGGTACTATCTTTGTTTATGGCGCACAAATGGAAGAAGGCGCAACCCCATCAAGCTACATCTCGGCAGATAATGTCGCCGTTACTAGGGCGGCTGAGACACTAACAGTCCCTGCCGCTAACCTGACTTATCCTACTCCTGTTGAGACTACAGGCACTGAGTTGGTTACTAATGGTACATTTGATACGGATGTATCTGGTTGGGTGGCTGGTAGCTCCTCCGCAACCTCTGCCGCTGTTAGTGGTGAAATGCATCTCACTGCTGGGCCAGCCAATGGTAGAGTTGTAACAGGTGTTCCCACTATCGTTGGAAGGTTTTATCAGGTCAGTGGCGTTGGTCGAGCCATATCTGGTAATGGTGGACCAGGGGCGACACTTTACCTTACAAATAGTGGTGGCGGTACGATTAAGGGTGGTATCATAAACTATACTGCCACTGATGCGCCGTTAGGTCTTACTTTTAAGGCAACAGCAACAACGTCTTATATTTCCGCAATCGTAATGGGTAATGGAGGTAACGTATCAGCTTTCGACAACATCTCAGTAAAAGAAATCAACCCTCTCTCTGTGTCAATACAGATGGACGGTAAGATAACTTATGCTGATCAGGATGAGTTTAGTGCTCACCAATTTATGCGTTGGAGAGCAAATGGTAGTGACAATATCTCAATAGTAGGTGGGACTAATACAGGCGATGGTCTTAGAGTTTTGTTTCAACAGGTTGCGGGTGGTGTTAATGACACTATTGCTACTGGAGTTGTATACAATGAAGGCATTCTTGTTCCGTTTAACCTGAGTTCTCGCCAAGGCTCTACGTTTATCAACGGAGCTACCGATGGTACAGCACTAACAGCCAACACAACACCTGTAGCTTTACCTGATCTGTCAACCACAGACCTAAACTTAGGCTATGACTTCATGGGTACAATAGCTCAATTCAGAGTGTGGAATGAAGACTTAACAGACGCAGGTATAGTTGAAGCAACTCTACCATCAACTGAACCATCTCTGAGCCTGACCTTCGACGGCAGTGAAACCAGCTTTACCGTACTAGATTGGAGTGAATGATCATGGGTACTAAACAATACGACAGTGCAACTGATATACTTACATTCTCCCGTGCAAGTGGGGGTACAGCACTACGCAAGATTAGCTATGGCAACAATTTGGTTACGAATGGCACGTTTGATACTGATTTATCTGGTTGGAACGCTGAGAGTAGTTGGACTTACAGCAATGGCAAAGCGGCACTTCTGGCTAATAGTGAACCTAACCAAAGCCTTTCATCTACTAAAGCTTATGTAAAGGTAGGAAAAACATATAGAGTTAGATTTGATGCTTCAACATCTGTTGGTACTCCAGTGAACACAAGCATGAAACTTCGGATTTGGGGTAATGATAACGGAACAGGTACATTTATCTACAATGGAAGCTATATAAACACTGGCTCAAACGAGCTTCTTATATCTCCAACAGCAAACGGCTATATGGCCTTTGATAACGTAATCTCTAATAGCTTTGACAAGTTTATTGACAACGTATCCATTGAAGAAGTCCTCTTCGATCAAGCTGATGGCACACTTCAACTTTGGAACCATGCAAATAACATCCCTCGCATTGAGTACGATGCTACTGGTGCAGTCAAAGGTTTACTGATTGAGGAAGCTCGGACTAACATTGCGAGGTATTCTGAGGATTTCACGAATTCGTACTGGAAGGCATATAATGCAGTAACAACAACAGGTAATGTAGCAGTTGCACCTGATGGCAATTTAACAGCCGACAGAATTGCCGCTAAGAATGCGTCCGCAAACAATGGAGCTTTTACAAATGAAGATGTGCCTACTGGTGGTTGCGTTAGTGTCTTCGCTAAAGCTGACACAGTTGATTGGCTTGGTTTCGGACAAGCTGGGGATTGCTGGGCGTACTTTGACCTTGCAAATGGCGTTACAGGGAACAAGTCCACTACTATTGGTCACACCAAAATAACCGCTTACCCTAATGGTTGGTATCTTTGCCAAGCATGGGGCATAACTACTGGCTGGAATCGTGTGTTGTTCTCTCCAAAGCCAACAGAGGGCAATGGCGACCCTTGGAGTAATGTCACTAATGCGATTGGAGATAGTGTGTTCTTATGGGGCGCACAATTCGAAGCTGGCGCTTTCCCTTCGTCCTACATCCCAACAGGATTTAGTGTCACCGTTACTAGGGCGGCAGATGATGCTATCATCCCAAGGTCAAGTTTTGGACATAACAACGAGGCTTCTACTTGGGTAGTTGAGTTTACCCCAACATTTCCATCTGTTGATACTAATCAGGTGCTACTAACTAGATATGGGGCTGGTTATGATTTCAGCATTTGGTCAACATATTCGGGTACCATGACTGCTCAGTTTATGAATAGTGCCTCTAGTCCCAATTTCCCTATAACAGCTAACCAAACATCTAAAATTGCGGTTGTGGTTAAAAATGGCGAGTATATATCTGTTTGTGTAGATGGTGGTTCGATTGGTCAAAACTCGGTTCTTTCTAATACCACCATACATACTGCCACAGTAGCCGGCTATACTGACGTAGACTATCAACTTGCTGGCGATCAACTAGGACACATCAAGTCAGTCAAATACTACCCACGTAGATTATCAGACACACAGCTACAGGAGCTAACAACATGAGCATTGAAGAATTAGAAACAATAAAGATTGACTTTTATTTAAAGTTAGCTAACGAAGCCGCAATGACTACAGTATTATCAGACTTCTATACACAAGACACTGAAACTACAGTAAACGAGGATACAGGCGAGGAGACCACTACAAACGTAGGCGATCCTTACCTAGTGTCAAACACATCTAACTATGCTATTGATGTTGTGGGAACACTAAGCGAACCTACAGGCAATACACTGACAGATGATAATGACATGGAGTATCCTGAGATACAAGCCTTAGATGGTTGGCACGTGAATATCCGTTTAGTGGGTGATGAAGTTAGAGAAGCAGTGGAAGCATTGGACACGTCACATGGCGTGACACCTTCTGCCCCACAAAGAATTTGGTTATAAATAAAGTTATATATAACTACAAGTTCTAAAATGTATAAATAGTATAAATAGAACATTAGGACACAAGAACATGAAGCTAATTACAGAGTATACTGAGACCGATGTGCAATGCATAGTCGAGGCTAACGATAAAGGCGAGAAATCGTATGTTATCGAAGGTATCTTTGCAATGGCTGAATCAAAAAACCGTAATGGGCGTATCTACCCTAAAGCCATAATGGAGAAGGCAGTAGATAAATACGTTACGGATCAAGTAATGACTAAGAGAGCAGTTGGTGAGTTAAATCACCCCGAAGGTCCAACTGTTAACTTAGACAAGGTATCCCATCTAATCACCAAGCTCGAATGGGCTGGTGATAATGTGATGGGTAAGGCGCAAATATTGGATACACCTATGGGTAAGATTGTAAAAGGTCTGCTGGATGGTGGTGTTCAACTAGGTGTGTCAACTCGTGGTATGGGTAGTCTCGAACAGAGAAACGGCGTAACAATGGTCAAAGACGATTTCATTCTAAATACAGTTGATATTGTACAAGATCCATCCGCCCCGCAAGCTTTCGTAAATGGAATAATGGAAGGTGTGGACTGGGTTTGGAATAACGGCGTAATCGAAGCAAGAGAAATTGAAAGAATGGAGACTGAGATTAAGAAGGCTCCACGTGCTGACCTCTATGAGGCTCAAACACGTGAGTTTAAGAATTTCCTCTCGTTACTCAAAACAAAAAGCATGTAAAGGAGTACAGCATGTCTGAAGAAACTCAGATCATCGATGCAGAACTCCATGACGAGAACGTTGTGGAAGAAGCTCATGATCCAAAAAACGCTGAAGCGAACTCTGTCGACTCTGTCGATAAAGCCGCAAAAGCAACAACACAGGCGGCGGCACCAAAGACCAAAGCTGGAATGATTAATGCAATGTACGGTAAGATTTCGAAGATGAAGAAAACAGATCTTCAAGCGTCTTACAGTAAAATGATGGGCGAAGAAGTAGACGCTGAAGGAACCGCAGTAGCAGAAGCTAGTGCAGTAGAATTCAACTATACTAACGAGCTTGATGCATTAGTTGAGTCTGAAGCAACTCTTTCCGAAGAGTTCAAGACTAAAACCAGCATTATCTTTGAATCTGCTATTAAAGCCAAGCTTACAGAGGAAATTGATCGTCTGGAAGAAACTTATGCAACTGAATTAGCTGAAGAACTTTCTACACAGAAAGCTGAATTGGCTGAACAAGTTGATAGCTACCTAAACTATGTAGTTGAGTCATGGGTTGAGGACAACAAAGTTGCCATTCAATCAGGACTTCGCACAGAAATCGCAGAAGGATTCATGGAGAAGTTGAAAGACGTATTCACCGAATCTTACATTGCAGTACCAGATGAGAAACTCGACCTAGTTGACGATCTATCTGAGCAAGTTAAAGAACTGGAAACAGCAATTAACGAGCGCACTGAAGAAGCAATGTCATTGTCTGTAGAGCTAGACACATTTAGACGTGAAGCAGTTATTGCTGAAGCATCTAAAGGTTTGGCAGATACCCAAGTTGAAAAACTAACCAAATTAGTTGAAGGTTTTGAATTCCATGATGCTGAATCGTTTGCAGAAAAAGTTGCAATCGTGAAGGAAGCAAATTTCAAACCAGAAGCAATTGAATCCACTATCGCAGAAGAAACTGTAGACGATGCATCTGATGCAATCTCCGAAGCAACTTCAGACGTGATGCAAACCTACCTTTCTGCAATCAGAAAATCTCAAAAGTAAAAGGGAATTATTCCAATGAATACATACGACAACCTAGTCGAAAAATGGTCACCAGTTCTTAACGAAGAAACTGCTGGTTCCATTACAGACTCACACAAACGCTCGGTAACTGCCGCTCTTTTGGAAAACACTGAAAAGGCTCTTCTTGAAGAGCGTCAGTTGACTGAAGCCGCACCGACTAACGCAACAGGCTCAAACGTAGCAAACTGGGATCCAATCTTGATCTCACTAGTTCGTCGTGCCGCTCCAAACATGTTGGCATATGACCTTGCTGGTGTTCAGCCAATGTCAGGTCCAACAGGCTTGATCTTCGCAATGAAGTCAAAGTACACATCACAAGGTGGTACAGAAGCTTTGTTCAACGAAGCAGATACACGCTTCTCAGGTACACAGAACTCTGCCGCACAACCAGCAAGCCCATCAGGTCTTGACGTTGCAAACGCAAACGATGTGAAAACAATTGACTCAGACCGTTTGACTGCACTTGCAGGTGGCGGAATGGATACAGACTCTGCTGAAGCACTTGGCGATGCCGCTGGTAACGCTTTTGCTGAAATGGGCTTCTCAATCGAAAAAGCAACAGTGACTGCAAAATCACGTGCTTTGAAAGCTGAGTACTCACTAGAACTAGCACAAGACTTGAAAGCAATCCATGGTTTGGATGCTGAAACAGAATTGGCAAACATCTTGTCAACTGAAATCTTGAGCGAAATGAACCGTGAAGTAATCCGTACAATCAACTCACAAGCTAAATCAGGTGCACAACAGTCTAACGTTGCAGTACGTGGTATCTTCAACATGAGCACAGATGCTGATGGTCGTTGGTCTGCTGAGAAGTTTAAAGGTTTGATGGTACAAATCGAACGTGAAGCAAACGCAATTGCTAAAGAAACACGTAGAGGAAAAGGTAACGTAGTTATGTGTTCTTCTGATGTTGCTTCTGCACTAGCGGCGGCTGGCATGTTGGATTACGCTCCAGCTATTGCGGCTAACTTGAACGTAGATGACACAGGTAACTTGTTTGCTGGTGTTCTTAACGGACGTACAAAAGTGTACATCGATCCATATGCAACAGTAGACTACGTAACTGTAGGCTATAAAGGCACAAACCCATACGATGCTGGTGTATTCTATTGCCCATACGTACCGCTTACAATGATGCGGGCTGTTGGTGAAGATAACTTCCAACCAAAAATCGGTTTCAAAACACGCTACGGCATGGTTTCTAACCCATTCGTTGGTGCGGCTTCTGGACGTGATGGCTTGGCAACTGCTAAGACTAACCAATACTACAGAATCTTCCGTGTAGACAACATCATGGTTTCTGCATAAACATAACAAAAAGGGTGGGGATCAAACCCCACCCACATCATTACTGGCTATCGCTTCTAGGTATCAACTAAGGCGATAGCCTTTTTTTGCAATTTACT